TGGCGCGCCCGGCAGGGGTGTAACGTTCCAACAAATACAGACCGTTGGTTTGGCTACCGATCCCGCTTTGGCACCGTAAGCGCATCCATATCCCACCGAGGTTTGGCTAACCAAAACGGCCCGATGGAGGACGGCAATCCTCGCACCGGGCCTACCGATACGATCAAGGAGCGATCGCATGGCTGATACGCAATCTAAGCATTCAGGCGCGGATGCGCACCCCTTAGTCAAGCCAGTCCGGTGTACGACTGACGATCCCGAAATCAACGAAGCTATAGAACGCGCACTGTCGAAGCTACCGCCTCCCTGCGACCATGCGTTCGGCGGTTGGCGCGAGTTCGAAGATGGCCGTGGTGGCGAACAATTTTGCCAGCATTGCGGGCTTGGCGCGATGGCGTGGTCAATGAGGAACCTACCATGAAAGAGAAGCTGATTTTCGAGCCGCACGCGGCGTTCCGTTCAAACTTCCAAGGCGAGGAATGGCCGCTTGGCTATATCAGCGCAGGGCGCGGGAACCCACTATTTGCGCTGCATGACGTGATCGGGGATTTGCCGGTCGAGAAGCTGCACGATCAGGCGCAGAACCTAGCGGACCAATCGAACTTCGCGAACGATGCCACCAAGGTTCTTCGCGATATGCTGGTCTGGGCGCGCCGCGTCGAAACCGACACCGATGATCTGGCGTATCTTAATGGCGAAGACGGGGACGCATGGGTCGATCTGAACCTTCTGAAAGATCGCATCGCTCGGTTGCTCGAGCAGCGCGCCGCATGACTGCCACCACCTACCCTCCCGAAGCCCTTGGTGCTGTTCCTGATATTGATGGAGAGATGATGTGAAAGCGACAGATTACACCGTCCAGCGCGACACTCATCGTGGCTGGCTGATCGAGCAGAACTGGCTGAACCAATGGGAGGCCACTCATCCCGATTACGATCCCACCCCGGTGTATCTCTACGATGGCCCGAGCGACAATCGCTACGTCACCGGCAAAACCCGCGATGAAGTGATCGAGGAAATCGACGTTTGGATTGAGGAAAATGAAGATGATTGAGCGCCCGTGGGACATGAACGATGGCGCTCTCTGGTGCCCGTCGTGCGGGAACATGATTGCACGAGATGACGACGATCACATTCCCGACGAATGCCGCCAGTGCGGCTTTCCCGACCCTGAAGCCGTCGCCGACTATCATTGCGGGCCGGATGACGATGACGGGCTATGCGATTGCTGTGGCGAGACTTGGGAACAATGCCGCAATAATTTCGACTGCGGCCTGATGCCGGATGGCCAGTGCCTCAAGGCAGGCAGCGAGGAATGCGACTGGGATTGTGGGCGGCTGCGCTAATCACACCGATGCCCCCGCCAATACCGATCCCACTTCGCCGCCCAGCCACCGCGCACCATAGCACAGGACAAATCCCCACCGCGCGGAGATACGCACCAGGCGCCGGTTCGATTGCCGCCAGCGCCGCCGGTGGAGGTGCACCGCATGGTCGGGCCGCGAACGAGGGTATGGCCATGGGGGCTGGTGCCGATCGGTTCGCCGACAAGGCGGACCAGCGCTGATTTCGCTTCAGCAGCCGTTGCGCGAGGGCAGGGATGGCCGGGCGAGCAGGTGCCGTCCGTCTCTCGCGCGGCAATGCCCGACAGGCGAATGCGCGGACCCTCGGCGCACCAGACCGGTCCATCGCCATCGTAAACGGCGGTGGGCGTGCATTCGAAGGTCTGACCGGCAGGGATCACCGCGACCGCGGCGAGGAGGGCGAACATGACACTTTCCTACATGCCGCGAATCGTGCCAGCAAGCGCGCATGGTACGCCGCCGCTCCCCCGAACAGCCCCGCATCCCCACCGGATGGACCCAGCACAATGGCGAAGGCTGTCCGGTCGATCCCCTCAGCAAGCCCGCTGTCATGTTCAGGATCGGCAGCAAGACCCCTCGCGATATGCAGACCGCCGAACACTGGATCAATATGGGGGAAGGATCGTGCTGGGATTGGGAGGAAGGCTCACGCGGGCCGATGGATATCGTTGCTTATTGGGAAGAGGACGATATCGTTGAGATACCAGTGATCGACCTTAGCCGGTCAGCGAGTGAGCAGGGGTTGTAGCTGCGGCGCAGGTGCGTTTGGTTTAAGACCCTCTGAGACAAGCGCGAACCAGTCTCGCGGTTCCCCAACACCCTCGCCTCGCGCTTCCTATCCGGGTGTCATCCGCCGCAGCAATGCCGGAACTTCAGCCGACCGGGGAACTCCCAATCCAAAGCCGTTCCGACCCCTTCTGCATACGCTAAATCCCCTAGACCCGCAAGCTATTTCGTGCTATCAGCGGGTATGGCTGAAAGCAAAGCTGATCCGTTCCGTTTGATCGCAAGCGAAGTTCGCGAGGCTTCGCGGCAGTTCAAAACGCCCAACGGTGTTAGCATGACACCAGACTTCTACACCCAAATCCTCGCAGCGACCTCTCGCGACAACTTGACTGCTACTGATCCGGCGTCGAAACCGCAGGTTTTTGGCTTGGATGTTGTCATTGACCCAACCTTGGGTCCGAACGAATTTGAGCTGCGATATTGAAGTTCACTCCGCACAAGCAATAAGCGCCGCCTCCATTAGTCGTTCTGGCACGCCGCCCGTAATCGCGCATTGTGAGCTTCGATCGCCTCGTAGGTCGCATCCGTATCCCACTTGTTGCCCGGATCATCGACGTTCTCGCCTGGTGCCACGCGCGCGGGTAAAACGCGGTCAATCAGACACAGGGCGGAAGCGCTCGCAATTGGCGCGGGTGTCGTCCGTGGCGTTGAGCAAGCAGCGGTCATAGCGAGCAACATCACCGCTGCGCTGGATTTCCTGTTCAGCATTGTTGGCCCTTTCGACCTGGTTGAGAATGTCGCGCTGGCCTTCGACCACCGCCTTGGTTTCGCCGCCTTCCTGCGCAGTCTCGATCAGTCGCTTGTCGCGGTTGTCGGCAATGGTGATGACGGTCGCAGAGATGGCGAGGATCAATGCCAGCCCCAGAATCCACCACTTGTTCTTGATGCCGAGCAGTCCCTCGGCTGCGAGCCATGCTGCGATCATTAGTCTTCCTCCTCTGTGTGGACCGGATCACCGGGCCTCCCTGTTGGGCGATCGGCCATCACATCGGTCTTGTGCGCGCTGCTTTCGGACGTGCCGAAATAGAAGCTGAGAGCGAGCGAACCCCAGCCAAGGACAATGCCCGCCGCTAGGTCCATGACCCGCTGATTGCTTTCGGGGACCGTCAGCACGAAAAGCCCCATCATGAAGGCGGCACCGATCAGGATGCAGGCGCAGGCAAGAACGAAGCGCATGGTCTGGCGGGTCATTGCAGCGCCTCCGCCATTTTCTCATGATATCGGTTTTTCGCGTAGCCCGCGCCGTTATAGCCCTTGGCGAAGGCACGGCAGCTATCAGGCGAACCAGCACGGCAAGCGCGTAATTCGTCGGACAGACCGTTCGCCTCAATGTAGCGAACCAGCGCCTCGAGATGCTCCGTCTCGCTCGCCGCCATGCGTCGGGCGAAATCAAGCGCGCTATCGTAATCAAGTGCCTTCCAATGGAAGCCCATCACCTGCCAGAGGCCCCAAGATGCACTCTCAAGCGCCGCCTCTGTGTCGCGCTCTGCCATGTCTGCGAGAACCTGCCAGCGAGCATCGTAGGACTTCGGGTAGGGCTTCTGGCCCCACTTCGGATAACTGAATGCCGTATGCCCGAAACGCCCGCCGGTCTGACGATAGAAGATATGCGGTTCGGGAAGGATGATCGGACGGCCGGAATTGTCGAAGCTGGTCCCGCCGCTTTCGACCTTGCGCACCATTTCGATATGCTTGACCGAGACGCCCAACCGATCGGCGGCGCGCTTCATGTCTTCCGCCGTGATGGCCGGCGCTTTGGTATTGACGAACTGCGCGAGGAAAGCGGCGCGGTCGAAAGCTTCCTTCGGCGCAGTCACAACAATGGTGCCCGTCGCTTCGTCTATCGCGGCATCAAGCGCCTTGACCTCGGCGGTGGTGAAGCCTCGTTTCAGCATCAGGCGCACTGCGTCAAAGATTGGTTTTTTTGTATACATTTTGCACCCGATTGAATATCATATGACGATGAAACGGATTGATCTTTCAGGACAAAAGTTCGGACGCTTGCTTGTTCTTGAATTTCACGATTCCAAAAACGGTAGGGCGCGGTGGGAATGCGCTTGCGACTGCGGTGGCACTGCTATCGTGATGAGTGCCAACCTTCGGAGAGGAACGACGGGCAGTTGCGGCTGCTTGCAACGCGAAAGAACTTCGCAAGCGCGCAGAATACATGGGCATTCTAAGAGAACTGCGGAATATCGAGCATGGAATGCGATGAAGAGCCGCTGCACAAACCCGTCTTCCGCGCAATATCATTTGTGGGGTGGGCGCGGGATCAAAGTTTGCGAGCGATGGGCATCTAGCTTTACTAATTTCCTGAAGGATGTTGGTTATCGCCCCACCAACAAACACTCTCTTGATAGAATTGATGACAACGGCGATTATTGCCCAGAAAATTGCCGCTGGGCGACCGCTCAACAACAGGCCCGAAATACGAGGAGAAATGTCTTTGTGACGCGTGAGGGAGAACGTTTCACATTGGCTGAGTTTGTTGAGAAAACTGACCGAGAATATTCGGCGGACCTTCGCAAACACCGTAAGCTTAGAGGAGACGGTGTAGATGTTTCTTGGCAGGCTATGATTGGTTAGCTTCATTGACCTTCCCCCTTCACCAGAACCACACGATCACGAACATCAGCCACACCGTTAGGCACGCGATAAACAGCGGCCATGGCCAGCGAACATGCCGATCAGGAACGGATGGCAGGCTTCCGGCCCACACAAGACCGACCTTGCTCAGGAACAGCCCGAAGAGCGCGAGCGCAAGGACCCAAGCCTCCGAACCGATGATGGATGCTCCACGCGCCATATCGACCGCACGGAAGGCAGTTACCCACGTCATCACGAAGGCGTGAAGGACAAGGCTCAACGCGATCACAAGACGCGCGGAACGATGTGGAGGGCGGTCGGCCATGAAGGCCTTAGCTACCGCCCCCCAAGCGAAGCACATGAACAGGCTGCCGATGCTCAACGCACCGTAAAGCCAGAAAACAAACTCGGTCATGCCTTCAATTCCCCCGCAATATCTTCGATCGCCCCGGTAAGGCCCGAGTGCCTTCGACACTCACCGACTTCGGTTTTGAGTTTTTCCACGTCCGACCGCAGGGCCTTAACCTCCGCGTCCAGTTCGCCGGGATTGAAGATCGGTCGGAAAGCCGCCTTCAGCCATGCAGCCACACCTGCTTGCTTGTCCTCGCTCATTGATTGCGCCTCGCGGTTTCGGCCTCGATGCGACCCATGAAGTTGCGAATGTCCGTCAGGCCGTCTTTGATGGTGCTGGTCGCCTCCCTCATTGCCGCGACAGCTTCGATGGCCTTGGCGACCTTGCTGAAGGCCCAAAGGAGCGCACCGAGCAGTAGGAAAATGATGCAGAGCATGGCGAACAACAGCGCTCGCCAATCGTTCAGGGTCGCCAGAACCCTGCCAGCTTCGTTTACGTCCAGTGCCGATGGGCTGGCCGCTGACAACAGAAACAAGCAAGGCAGGGTGGCTAATGCGCGTAGAGGCATCATTCATCAGCCGTCCGCATCGGTTGGGGAACAATTAGACGCATCAAGTGGCCACCACCACACCGGCACCGAACACCTGCCACTGATGCTCAATCGCGTTGGTTATTGTCCGCCTGACACTGGCGAAGTCGTTCCCATAGAGGATCGCATGAGACATCGGCGCAGTGCCGGGATCGCTATCCGGGATAAGCGAGATGAGATTTAGGTCCCCGCCAGTAGTCTGCACGCCCTGCGCTTGCGGGCAGTTACGAAGCGCGATCCGCGAAGCGAAAGCCTGCCGAGTATAAGCCGGATCGTAATCGTTCGGGGGGCCGGAAGGTAACGCTGCCGTATTGTGCCAGCTGAAGTCGGCCTTGTTGGTCGCGGAAACTCGCTTGCGCAGGATCGTGTCGTTATCAACCTCGACCATCCCGCCGATGCCACCACCAATGAGGTTGGTATCATGGTTCGCCCCGGCAGAAACTTCGACGAGTTTACGGAATTTGAAGACCGCGCGCTCTTGGTCCTCAGCTCCCCACAGTTGGCTGCTCGTTTCGCAATGGAGCGGGTATTGGTTCGCTTCGGCATGGACGGTGAACCCGTATTCCCATCCGTCGAGATAGCTTTGAACGGTGGCAGCGGTCGCGCTTGGCGGTCCATTGATAACCGTTTCTCCAGGTCCAGCGCCGAACCACCCGCAAAACTCTGGGCGTTCAAAGTCAAAGCCGTCGAAGGTTTCGGCAGCGAGGTGGACCGCAGTAAGCTCATTCGGGTGCGCCAACTGACATCGCGGATCGGCACTCGCTGCATTGATGCTAGTGAACTCCATCGAGCTTCCCACCATCAAGCGGTGCTTGAACGCTGGCGCTTGCATCAGCGCGCGAACTTGGTCCGGGGTATAGACACAACGCTGATCGATCCCAGACTGCGCAAGGGTCGAATAAACGAACTCTCCCCCTGCTGCCTCCGCGACACCAGGCTCCAGTTCGATAACGGCATATGCTCCGCGCCACCCGTCCGCGTTCAGAGCCAATACGCCTCGACCTGCCTTGATCTTGGGATCCCAAGGTGCATCCACGGCCTGGTAGGCCTGACAGACCGTTCGCCCGGTTTCGTGATCCACGATATTGATGAAGCGCGGGTGCGTGTTCTTGACGCGACCGATGCGATACTGCCGATCCGGCAACCCGTAGAGCCAAATATTCTTGATGAACTTCTGCAAGAAGCGATCGTCCGTGGCATCGGCCCCCGTTTCATCATGGTCATCGCGGAAGGGCAGGAACAAGCCGGTTCCCTGCAAACGCGGCTCCAGTTTGATGGTGTTCTCGATTGCCGTCGCAACCGATGGACCCGGCTGAAGATCGCCGGTCTTCAGCCCGCCATCTGCGTAAGGAATTGTCGCGGTGTACGTCCCGAAAGGTGCGCCATCGCGGAAATCGACGAGCACCCGGCCAACGATCGTGTCGCTCGGCACGCCAGGGAAGACCTCGTCAGCTACAGTCCGCAATTCGATATAGCGGAGCCCTGTGTAGCCAGACACATCAAGATACGCGGTGTTGCCGACCTCGCGGATTAGAGCGGTAAAGGCACCCCCTGAATGGCCAGCAATGCGAATGCGGAAGCGGTCGAGGGAATCGCGCGCAATTTCGCGGACCGTCAGCTCCGCTGGCAGAACGATGGGGACAACCTCATCGCCTATGACCACCGATGGTAGAATGTCCGGTGCGCTCGCGATGCGCTCTAGAGGTTCACCGACCGCTGGCGCGTTAATGAACGGGGTAAGAAGGGAAGCACTGGCAGCAGCGGACTCGGCGGCTTGCGTTGCCGTCGCGGTCAGGCTTGCAACGATATCCGCGCCATCCACCTTGATCTCGATGACTTCATTCTCGGCCACTGTCAGCGCAATGGCATCCGCAGGTTCGGGAGCATTACGCGAACTGCCGGAATAGTCTCCAGTCGGGCTGGCAGTATCCGAATCCACCACGCCGGGAAGCGCCCAGAACGCACCATGAAGCCGCGTGGTGTCACCCAACCGCAGAGCATAGGCGAATTCCAGCGCCACCCCCGGTTCGGCAGGCCGTCCAAGCCCCGCCTGATCGGACATGGTGGATTTGTTGATCCGAACCGAGATAGTACTAACCGGCACGCCGTTTTCGACTGCAACGCTGTCGAGCTTCAGCCCTTCCGCCGCTGAGGTCGTAACCGTGTCGAGACGCATGATCGGCGCGCCGGGGGTGTCGGGGTAAAGTCGAACATCCATCACCATGGGGACGCCGGTCAGGTCGAGCCCAACAACGCGGATCGTGAACGTGCGCAGTTCGAAGCGCCGGGCGCTGAGCGCTAGGCGGGCGGATTGTGCCATATTATGCTCCCAGAAGGACTAGAGTTCGATTGCGATCACATTGGCAGTCGCGCCGGTGATTGGCGTGACGACGCTAGAAAGCAGGGCCGAGCCATCTACCTTGACCTGCACGCCCGTTGCCGAGCGCGAACCTGCGACCTCGGTAGAGCGATGCCCGCCCAGAACGACATTCGGACTAGCGGGCAAAACGATGATTTGAGGCGGAACTGCAAACGGAGGCGTGAGACCAAACGATATGGTGGCAATGCCGCTGCTGTTCGTGACGGCAGAGAATGCCCGAACGCGCTTCACGGCGTTGAAATTGAACGCTGATGCCTTGCTGTCGGTCAGCCCGGTTTCCGAAAGATACCCGCTCGGTGGCTCACCGGGCAATCTTTGCCAGTCGGCTACTCGCATCAAAGTCCGGGTGCCGTCCCCTTCCGCCACGAGAACAGGCGTCCATCCATTTGAGCCATCCGGTCCGCGCAGGGTCGGGTCCAACGAAGGGTCGGTGACGATCGGCAGATCAGCAACCAGCCCGTCAGCAATTTCGCCGCGCCAAAGCAATATGGCCATGGCGTTCGCAGAATCCGGCTCCAGCGCCGTCAGTTGAAGAATGGCGCGTCCGCTCGCATCCTCTTTCAGCACGCCGTAGATGCGCCGGTTGGTGGGAAGACTATCGCTCATTGCGCCTGAAGCTCCGGCTGTGCGCTGCCGCCATATCCACCGCCACCATCGCCTCCCGGAGGCGTAGGCGAGGAAGGATAGGTCCCGTCTGCCGCCTGCGTCGTGGCGTAGCGGATGATGACCTTGCTACTGTCGGCCAATTCTGCCGTCGCGGGCATGATCGCTGCGGAATACGTCGCGCTCGGCAGATCCCACAGGATGACATAGCTTGTCGCTTCGATAAGACCCGTGACTGTTCCAGCGGGGAAAGCGATTTCAGTGCTGTCATCAAGAACGCCGGTGAACGCCTCGATCGTCGCGCTCGTCTGGTCGGTCGTGACAGGATAGGTGATCGAGCGCGTGACGAGTTGGCGGGCAGCACGCAAGGGATCGCCTGCCGCAGCCGCAACACCGTCGCGCTCTTCCGCAGTAGAGCTATCGACCACCGGTGGCGCAGTGCCGACTTGCCCCAGCGCCAGTGCGTGTTTCGCATCACTTTCGGTCTCGACCGTCAGCTTCACCGTCATGGTCTGAAAGTCGATCGTGCGATCCAGCACCACCACCTTCACTCCGGCGAGATTGTAATCGGCCATGTCGTCCGCACAGACGAGGCAGGTTCCGATCCGATAGCGGCGCATCCGGGGGCCGCAGGGTATCTCGATCGGGCCGCGCTCGCGCAATCGAGCCAGCTTGTAGGTGCAGAGTTCGGCAGCCTGCTTGGCCTGGTTGCAGAGATTGATCTGCGTCTCGCCCGCGCTTCGCTTCTCGCCCGCATCCGCCGTGACGTAATCGTCGATCACGATCTCATCGCCGGGAACGAACTCCCACCGGTGAGCCTCGCTTGCGAATTTCGGTGTGATCGCATTGACCCGCTCGGCAATGCTCTTGCTGCTCGGCAGGCGGACGGGCGCGCCGGTCAGGTCCTTCGCGCTGATCGTATCGACCGCCACGCGCGGAGCCTGCCAGACCACGCCCAGCTTGCCGCCAGTGACCACTGGGATACCGCCACCCGCAGCGCAAATATCCTTGAGGTTATCCCAGCGAGGCGGAGCGCCTTCGCCCTCGAACACCACGCCGCCGCCTTCCCATCCGTTTGTATCGCAGACGTTGGCGAACGCGGCCCAATCGTCCCACCAGATGCCTTCGACCGGGCCGATGCCGTCGATCACGACCTCTTGGAAGCCGATGCCGACGCCCATGGTCAGCTTGCCCTTCTGCACCCGGCCCATGGCATAGGTGACGGCTTGAATTGCCGGGTTTTTGCTGAACTCGTAGGTTGTTTCGTCATACTGCCGGTGCGCGCCCGACCCGTTCGGCAACGTTCCGTCCTTGCGCGGATCGTAATTCAGAGCGCCCAGCCACACGCCGCCCAGAGCGGGTAGACCGGATGCGAACCGCTTTCCCTTCTTGTCGAACACCGCGATGAAGGCCTGCGCGGCCTGACCCGACAGCTTCGCACTCGCTCCCCATCCGGGGATCGGCGTGTTCGTGCCCTGCGCCAACGCGGATGGCTCCGGGCATTGCCCGAGCTGCGAATAGGCAAACAGCCAATCCTTGTAATAGCCGTTCGCGACGTTCCCGGTGAAACTGACCGGCTTGTAATCGACCTGGACGGACTCAAGCGCTTCATACGGCCCACCGCCGCCCGCGACGATCGCGCGGAAATAGAACGGGTTTTCGACATCGTTCGTCTTCGGCCCATACCCTTTCTCGTGGCGGATCACGCCGCCGAAATAGGTCCGGCCCAAGAGATACGGCTGCGGCGGATTGACCGCGAGGATGGTGTCGGTCACGCTCCCGATGCGCGGCGGTTCCTTCGCGGTCAGCTGCGCGCCCACGCTTGCGGCTGCGCTGACGACGGTGGCGATGCCTGCGACCGAAACTGTCGTGCCCGCAAAGACCAGCGTGCCGCCAAGCGCCGCGCCGATGCCGGTAGCCGCCAAGGCGACAACGCCTGCAACGGTCGCGACAGTCTTGATCGCACCCGACATCAGACCCTCCATGCCCCGACATATTCATGCACGATCATCGGCACGATCCGCTTGCCATCCTCATGCCAGCCCAGCGCCTCATTCCCGGCGTGCAGCAGGATTGCATCGAAGCCTTCCGTGCCGCGCACCACCGCTAGATCGCCCAGCAGCATCGACATCGGCGCAATCCGCGCACCCGGCAGGACCGCATCAAGCATCGCCTCAACGTCGTCCCATCCACGCTTCTTCATCGCCCGCCGTGCGCCAAGCGCAGAGCGAATGTCCGGCATCGGCGGGGGACGGTGGCCCATCCTGCGCAGGTGAAAGCGCGCCATGTGAACGCAGCTTGTCCGTGCGCACCAATCCAGCGGTCGCTCTCGATACTTCGCCAGCGTGGCTTCCGTCGCGCGCTGGCGGCGCAGCAGATCGGGGATCATCGCTGCACCAGACTTTGGAGATAGCCGCCGAAACCACCACCGCCGCCATATCCGCCACCGGACACACCCCCCGGAGGCGCAGCCACGCCCCATGCCACCGGCGTTTTTAGCCCGGTCGCCTGATCGTGCCCCGTCTCTCCCGGCCAGATCGATTTGTGCCAAGCCGCGCTCAACGAATTGCCGCTATTGCGCAGCAGCAACCGCTCGATCATCGTCCCGACCTCGAACTGGACCGATCGCAGGCCTTTGCCGATCTCGAGAACGCTGCGATCAATCCGCCCGTCATAATACAGTTCGGCTTCGGTGATTTGCCCACTCGGCGCGTCGAACTCCGCGATATAGACCTTCACCCGCGAACCTTGCAGCGCATCGCTGTCAAGCGTGGCAACCGGCGTGTCCTTTGCCGGGAACACGCTGAAGCCAGTGGAGGGCAGTTCGTCGCCCAGACCCTCCGCGATGGCATCCACCGAAGCGATCGAACCCCAGACCGGATCGCTGCTGCGATAGGTCTCGCCTTCGAACACGAAATAGCCACCGTCGCTCCAGCGTGCGGTCCCGGTGGGAAAGGCGACCGACATCAGGACGGCCAGCCCGACACGCCGCATCATGCGGTCTCCCGAATCTCAAACGACAGTAGGGCATGGTGCGCGAGGCTGACTTCCCACGCCATTTCATCGCCCACCAGCGTGCCCTCGATCATTGGCTTGGCAAGATGGACCCGCGCCCCATCGGAGAACGGTGCGCGGAGCATTTCGGACAGCGGCAGCACCGCCTTGCCCGTCGCATCGGCAATCACACCACCCGCGACATTGTGGAGATAATGCTGCGCTTCGCCCGCGTTTTCATCGACGATCGACAGCCAGAAGCCTTCCTTGGCGGCATAGTGCGGCGTCAGACCGCGAACCGACAGGAACATGCCCGCCTGTCCCGCACCATCTACCACCGGAGCGCCGGGATTGCCTTGGCTCACACCGGCAAGCTGGAACGGCACGCGCAGCCCTTCGCTCTTCGCCCGGATCAGGCGCGAGACCACAACGCGGCCCGCCTCGCTCATCACTTCAGGCGGAAGCCCGAACTGGCAGCGATAGCGATTGCCGGGGCGATCGATCCGCAACGTCTCGGCACCGCTGGACGGCTCCTGTGTCGCGCCGAAATCCATCAGCGCAGGCATCATGGCATTCGGCACCACGCCTTCGGGTAATTCGATCATGCCATGCTCCGCTTACGAGACCGCGCGAGGCTCATTTGTGCGCCGGCCGATCCTACCCCGGCAGCTTGCATCGCCATGGGGGCAGCAACAGCGGTCGCCCGCCCATCAACCCGCACGTCGAAATAAGGCGAGGCATCCACCTGAATGCGGGTCACGCCCATCGCCATGCTTTCACGATTGCTGAAGACCTGCGAGCCGCGCGGAAGGTTGACTAGCTCCGGGCCGCGCTCACCCACCAAAGCCATGCCGCCAGGATGAAAGTTAGTCCCGCCAGCATAGGCGGGGACCTTGTTCAGATTAGCGGCGAACTGCTTTCCGAACACGCCCATGCTGCCAAGCTGGAGACCGAAATTCAGCGCAGCGGAGAGAATATCGAGGAAGCCGCCGCCTTTGATCGCTTGCGCAAGCTCACTCAGGCTTTGCATGGCTTTCTCTGCCATATCCTTGAAGCTTTCCGCTACCCTGACTGTCGTTACCTCGGCCTTTTTCGCCAAGTCGGGAATCGCTGCGGTTACGTCCTCAATGGATTTCCTGATGTCAGCCGCAACGCCAATCGGGCCGGGGTCTTTTAGGCGAACATTCCAGTCAGTGGGCTTCTGATATCCAGGCAGCAAAGTGTCGGCTCGCGACTTCAGAACATCGCCTTCAGCCTTTGTATATTTCCCATCCTTCACTGCTTGATCAATAACCGCATAACGCTGGTCTCGATCAGCCAAAGCACCGGACTCCGGGTAAAGTTCGCGGAGCAGTGGACCTAGATCATCCCTAAGGCGCTTCATGCGCTCCATCACACGGTCTGCGGCCTTCACCGAACGATCAACCATCACAGTATCAAGACGAGCGATCTCACGCGCAATGTCGTCCACCATGTCGGGAATGTAGGATCGGCGGGTGACCTTATCCCAGAGGTTGAAGAACGTCTCCCGGACCTCTTCGACCTTAGCTTTTGCGCTTTCCCAAACTGCCGACAATCTTCCAATCAGTGCCGACTTGATGTCGTTCACCATACGATTGACCGATGCTACAGCGCTCACCCCCATATTGGCGAAGCCCGCGATAGTTTCGCCGAAAATAGCCTTGGTATTATTCCACCAGTTGCTGATCGCTGCTCCAGCCTTTTGGAAACCCGCTTGAATTGTCGTGCCGTTCTCCCGCGCGGCTTTTGCGCTACGCGCATTGTAGGCATCAAAATCATCGGCTGCTTTCTGCAACCAGTCGGAGGTTTCGCGCAGCTTCACGCCGAATTGCCGCCAGCCATCATCCTTCGCTAATTCGGCCTGCGTTTTGGATGCATCGACTTCGAGCAGGCCGAGTCCTTCGCCAATCGCAGTAAGCTGATCGATTAGCGGTTGAAGGCGAGGGGCAATATCATCCCAGTTCTTCCAGACAGCGTAAGCAATGCCCGCCACCGCGATCATAGGACCAAACGCTGAGGCAATGCCTACGATGCCGCCCCGTATAGCCGCCATTGCTCCTTGCTGGGCACCGATAACCTTCAGCGTGCCAATAAACGGAGCCATCGCGCTCACAAGTGGCCCCACCACCATAAGCACTGGACCCAGAGCCGCAGCTAAAGCAGCTCCGATTACTACCGCCTTTTGCATTGGCTCTGATAGATTGGCGAAAGCCCTAGCCATGCTCGCAATAGCCTCTGCAACCGGTTCGATAATCGGCAGAATTGCTTCTCCGATCACATCCATCGCCTGGCCAATAGCAACTTGCGCCTTGCGCCATGGGGTGGCGTCCGCTGCGGCTTCCGCCGCACCCTTAAACTGCTTTTCGACTTCCTCGAGAATTATGCCTTGCGCGCCAGCCACGTCGCCAGCCTCGGTCATAGCTTTGATCTGTCTCTTTTGTTGCTCAGTAAACTGAACGCCTACCCGCGTCAGAGCGCTAATGCCCTCGACTGGGCTATTAAGTGCTTTTCCAAGCATTATCGCAGCGGCTTGTGGTTCACCGCCCAATCGAGTGGCCATGTCCACGGCAGCCTGCTGCGCCCTATCAAATTCGCGGCCAGCAACGTTTCCAAAAGTGAGAAGGTTCGCGGTGACTTGCTTTAGAATGAGATCGGCATCGTAGAGCGACCTCATTTCTATCGCATCGGCTGTCTTGCTGAGTTCTTTGCTCGTTTTCCCAGAAGCAGAGCCCATTGACCTAAGGGCAGATTCTACGTCTGCCATCGCCCTCTCTTGGTCAACAAATCCTTCAACCGACTTCTTCGCAAGAGCGACCAGTGGGACAGTAACCCCCACGCTCATCTTTGCGCCAATATCTCCTATTTTTTGGCCCATGCGCTCAACGCGGCGAGTGGTGGCTTTTATTTCCTTTTCCACATTGGAAAGACCAGACTTAAACGTCCCACTTTCTAATCCCAATGAAATCAAGAGACTTCCGAGCATTGTGGCCACGATAGGTCTCCTTTTGGAAAAGCTTATGGCGGCGAAAACCTATCTGGCTTCCACTCCCACGGCATTTTTACAGATTTTGAGCGATTACAGGTCAGACAAGACCCGCGAATGTTCGAGGATATATGTTTCCCGCCCCTGATTAAGGGGATGAAATGGTCAAATTCAACAATAGGGGCTGTCTCGCAGTAGAAGCAAATGCCGCCCTGCTGTTCTTCGATTGCACGGTATTCGGCTGCACGAATGTAGCCGCCACCTGCCGCTTCTAGTGCGCGACGGTCTCGGCGATACGCCCGGCATAGATCGGGATTTTCAGCGCGCCACAGAGCGTTCTTCGCGAGATGCTTTTCCCCGTTTTTCGCGTAGTTACGCTGCCAAAGCGCTCGAACCTTATCCGGGTTAGCATCTCGCCATGCCTTATGCCGTTCACGGCAAGCATTCGGGTTTTCGTTGCGCTCCCTCTGAACGGCGACTGCGTGCGCTGCGCGGCGTGAAGGCTGCGTTGCCCATCGCTCACGATCATATGCTTTGGTGCAATCGCGGCATCGTTTTTGAAGGTAAACTTTGCCGTTTCGCTCGCTCGATTTGGGAAAAAAATCCAGCGTCCAAGGATATTCGGAATCACACTTGGTGCAACGCATCGAAGGCGCTACTTGTGCCGCAGCCATATCGAACACTCCACGTTCGGTTTCGGTCAGGGCCGGGTCGCTGTTAGCGCAGCTTCCCGGTCCAATTTTTATGGCAGGTTCACTCTATTTCAGCAAGACACTCGGCAGGTTCTGAAGGCCAAATTGAGCAATCATAAAGAGCGCGTTCCATATCACTGGCACGGTTCACAAGAAACTGGAACGACATCGCCTCGCTTTCTCTAGTAAGCATTGGCATCGCGGAGGCCATATTTTCCGGTTCGCGCCATCCCATAAGGTTGCAGAACTGCAACCCTTCGCACTGCGCTTTCCCGTAAGAGATCAGTTCATCCTTCGTCGCGCCTTCAGGTATCTCGAAAGCGTAAAACCCGTTCCCGATTTCATTCGGTTCCGCGATGGTGACGCCATCGCTAACATTCTCGCTGGTTTCAGGTTCAGAACAAGCCGCCAAAGCCGTCAGTAAGGCCCCGAGGATTATTGTTTTTCCCATAATCTTCCTCCTGCGCGACCTTTCGCGCAGGATCGATAAAGACGCAACCGCCTCCTCAGTTCAATCTCTCGACCGTCACGCCGTAACCAGACAATGCCAGAGCATCCCATTGCGCGAAGATTTCTTCGAGCGATGGCGGCGTAGGGCGGCGCGGAAGATATTTGCTCAGGTCTTCAAGGGTCTCCGCCCGGTTCAGACGAGCCGACCACCAGGCAGAAGCGATCATCCGTTCGTTGGCGTGTTCGTGCATCTTCCGCCGCCCACCCATAATGGCGGACCACGTTTCAACGGTCTGATCCCAGAACTCTCCGGGAGAAAAGCCCTCCGCACACCAGGCGGAGAGCATTTTCATCCAGCGCGTTTTTTCGTTGGGGTCTTTTTCTTCGGCTTCACCCGAGGAGGGTTTGCAGCATCGTCTTCCACCTCCGGGTTGATGGCGCGGAAAATGAGCGTGAAAGCGCCGACAAGGGACATTTCCTCATAGGCTTCTTCCGCCTGCTCCTGCGTCATGCCTTCAGTGCCAGCGGCGAGCATATCCACCAGCACGCCGACGCGAACATCACCGATCGCATCCAGCAGCTTAACCGGATCCTTATCGAGATCGATGTCGCCAGAGATATTGGGCGCGACCATGCGGGCAATGCCGTAGAAGCCCTTGTTATAGCGCTCCTCAAGCTCGCGCTGGACCTTGAACGGGAACGCCAGTTCCCATTCTTCTCCTAGAGCCTCATACCTCATGCGCCGGCCGCCGCTTCAGTGATCGCTCCGGTTACCCGAATCGAGAGCGTCTGCTGCTTCACGTCTTCCAAACCGATTTCGGGTTCGGAAAGCGACTGGACGTAACCGTTGCCGGACACCTTGCGCAACGGCGTGCCATCCGAGTCCGAATAGACCACCTCCCAGGACCGAACGTCGGCAGCGGTACGAGCGGCGCGCAGTAGCGTGTCGGTAGCCGACCCGCCCACGTAATTCAGAGTCGCCTCAAGCGTGCCTGGATCGCGCATTGTGGGAATGAACGAGCGATAGCGGTTTTCCGCGTCAAGATCGGTCGTTTCAGCTTCGCCGAGCGTGGGGTTCGGGGGCGTGATATTGGTGACACCTGCCAGCTTCACCAACGAGGTCCCGTCGTGAAGATAGAGCGCGCTTTTCCACCCGATCGATTCTCCGGCCATGGTCATTTCCTCATAAAAAAGGGCCGCAAAGGCGACCCATGGTTCAATCTTTTCGGCCTATTCAGCCGTTGTGGTAGAACCTCGCTTCCACGAGGCAGTTGTGAACATAGCCGGTGGCCGTGTTCGTTCCCCGGTCGAACCAATCCGGCTCGCCCTGAAGTGTGATAACCGTGTCTCCCACGGTGAAGCTTCCCTCAATCGCCGCCAGAACGTCGTCTTTCAGCGTCTCGGCTGCGGTGTGACTATTCGCGAAGCAACTGATCTGCACTCGGCCCGAAGCGTTGCCGGTTGCCCCGTCCATATCGCGCTCGACAGTCTCGTTGATCGTTTGCAGAACGATAGCAGGAAGCGGCGTATTTTGTGGGCGAACCACCCAGTGAACTTCCGGCGTGATTGCTTTCAGGTGAGCGCGAAGGGCAGCTTTGAAGGCCATATTTTAACCCCGCTTCCCGACCTTGCTAATCTCGGCCCAGAGTAGGTCCCCGATCATATTGAACGCGGTCATTTTCTGCGTTTCGAATGCCCGCCGCCCGGCCGGATTGGCAGCCTGGTCCTCGTCACCGAACTCTTCGATCGTCGCGTAGATGGGAAGCCGCCCGTCTGGCGCTTCGCTTGCGTCGATCCCCACATAGCGCTCGACAATATCCTGCCCCGGACCTCGCCGGAATTTGCGAGTTGCGCGTGTCTGTGCGCGGTTGCCGATCTTAATTGATCGCTCCAAATCTCCGCTGACCTTATCGACGCCGCGCTTCCATTCGTCGCGAATCGGAACCGCGGCCTTATCAAGCGCTCGGCGTGCGATGCCCTTCTTGCGGGCCTGCGATATGTCCAACTCCTTCAACGCGGCCTCAAGCTCTTTGCCGCCCTTGAACTCAACCTTCATCGTCTGCGGTCACGACGATCTGAATTTCCTCGCGGTGTGCGGTTTCCTCCACACCCACGATGTCGAACTTGCGATCCCCGACCGAACGCTTCCAAACCAGCTTGTCGGTTGCGAGAATGCCCGCTGTTTTCGTATCGAACCTAACCCAGAACGTGCCGGATGCTTTCGCCTCGCGCCCTAGGTTTTCGAATACCTCGCCGGGACGGGCCGCTTTCCATTTCGCTCGACGCTCACAATAGGTTTCAAGCGCACCGGGGACCGTCTCAATTCCGTTGTCAGTAGGCTCACCGTGTCGCTGGATCACGATGCGCTCGCGAAGTTCTCCAGCCTTCACACCTGCAAACTCCGATAGGGACGGCAGAGAGCCTCTACAGCCATCATCGCGGCGCTATCGCTCTCTCCGGTGCGCCATTCGTCATACTGCGCTCGAAGATGCACCAGAACGGCGCTGTCGAGGTCCGCAGGGGTGTCGGTGTAACCCGCCGTGTAAGTCAGCACGACAGGCGTGTTCTCGGCCATGTTAGGCCACGAGGAAGCGGGATAGACCCGATCGCGAACGATCCGCGCGTCTGCGATGGAACCGCCGCTATCGTCAGCACCCGTATAATCGATCGTCAGGTTCGCCGGGTTCGGGCCGTAGAACAAAGGCAGGTAAGAGAAAAAGGCGCTTTCGTCCTGCGTTACTTCACGACGAGTCAGCAGCTTGCCAGTGTGATTCTCGACCCATGCGATTGCCGCCGCCAGATACTGCGCGACCAGCGTGTCTTCTTCGTCGTGGTCAATGCGCAGATGC